AAAGGATTCTTTACATAAACCTCAGGATCTGCTTTCCCAGAGAAATATTCATAACGTTCATGGCGAATATTTTTACGCTGCTGTTCTGCTTTCTTTCTTAAAAGAAATATAGTATTATATAATTCAAAATACTTTGCATGAAGAGATGGGATGTTTAATGATTCTTCGTGTAGATTATCTCTGTCTATCTGTGCATCTTTTTCCCACATCTCTTGAATAGATTCAAGAGTTACACTCATAAAATATTATCATCTAAATCAGTAATGTTGTATATAGTATACTTGAAAGTAACATTAGCTGTCAAGTAGTCTATATCAGAATCAGTAGCATCAAAATCTAAATCAGATAATGATACAGGAAACATATCCAAAAACTTAACTTTAAAATTAGCTACATTAGAACTAGTAAGAACATTTAATGTTCCATCACAAGTATAATTTAATTCTGATGTAGGTGCATTGGGGTTACTACTTTGCCAATCATATATCTCTTTAAGACTATCTGGATATCCCAATCCCCTTAGCCAATGCTGTATTTCAAGATAATTTTCTAAATCTTCATCTACTAAGAACCTTAAATTTAAATCTTGAAATTGAAGTTTATCACCAGGTACAGGAATATCTGTTAAGTAAGTTGCTTGTTCGGCAGTACCTAAATTTAAACCTGGAATATTTGCTTGGTTAGAAAAGAATACTACCTTAGGAGCACGATTTAAAACAAATCTAAACCCTATAGGGCTTAAGAAATTCTTATTCTTTACTTGATTTCTAAAACCTGATGCAGTCATTATAATATGCTTTTTAAATATTTAGATAAAAAAAGAGACCCCCTAAGGAGTCTCTTTGAAAATATGTAATATGAATTACATAATGTTCTTAACTGCAACTCTTCTGTAGTAGCGGTTGCTGTTAACTTGGAGTCTGCCAAGTCCCTGAGTGATTCCTTCAGCAAATGGGTTGGATACAAGACCATATCTTGTCTTAAATCCAATTTTTGGCTGGAAGGTTTGCTCACCCACTGCACGAACCATCTGTAGTGGAACGTATGGGCAATAGAAGAGACCAGCATCATAAGGTGAGCCACCTTTGTAACCAACAACATAGTACTGGTTGCTGCCATTAGCAA